GGTGCGACGCGAACGGGGCGGTGCTGGACTTCGACCATTTCGCCTTTGACTTCCGCCTCGACAAGCAGGATGCCGTGGCCGAGGTGGTCGATCTGTATTCGATGCTCTACGACTGGCTGAACGACACCATCAACGGCTACCCGGACGAGGCTGCAAGGGAGGGGGAACCGCCTGCGACAACGGAATAGACGCAGGAGGTGCCCCCATGCCCGCTTTTGAGATGACGCCCGAAGAGATCGGGCAGTACGGCGCGAACCTCACGATCTGGGAGAAGATCGCCCTGGTGCAGGCGTGGTCGCCGATCCTGACCTATGCCCAGCGGTATCTCGGCTCTGCCGATCCGTTCGCCCGTGCGGTGATTGTGGGGGAGTGTGCCGAATGGCTCGCAAGCAAGACCGACAGCGGCCTAGACGACGAACTGGTGCGGCACATTGCCGACGTGCTGAAAACCAAGGAAGGCGAAAAGCTCGTACGGTGGTTCGCAGCAAAGATCGAAGGGATGCGGAAGTGAATGACAACGGCATTCGTGTCGCTGCCGTCCTTGCTGCGGCGGCTCTACTCGCTGCTCCCTACCGGGCACAAATCCAAGCCGCAGCGTCGCGTGGTCTGGAAGCCGCAAAAGAAAAAGCCGGCCTGCTGATGCGGCTTGCGGCGGCGGCTCTGCTGATCGCTGCTGCATGGGGCAAGGTGCCGATGCCGATGTGGCCCATCGTTACGGTTGGTCCCTCAGTGACGGTCAAGGTTGAGACGCCGAGTGACGAGATGCAGGCTGTTGTCGCTGACGTCGGTGCCGCTCTTCGTGGCTACAGTGCTGTAGATCGTGCGATGTGGGCTGAAACGTGGAACAAGGCGGGGCTCGTGGTCGAGGGCGATGCCGTTGCCACCGAGGTGGCTTTTACCGACACCCGCTCGCTGCGGCTGTTCACGACGCTGACGCTCGACATTGCGTGGCGGCGGATTGGAGGCAAGGTTCCTGGCAGCGACGAGAAGCTGCGTGAGGCGGTCGAAGCGGCCTACGTCAAGGCGATGGGCGTGGCGACCGTGGCGGTGACGAAGGAGACTCGCAAACAGTTTGCCGAGTTCGCCCGTGCGATGGCGTGGGCTGGCGTCAACAAGGGGTGAGCGATGGCCTTCATCCCGATGTTCGGCTACACGCCCGACCCGTCCGGGGCGAGCGAGTTCGTGGCGTCCCTGCCGCACCCGACGCTGGCCGAGGCCGGCCCGCAGCTTCAGGTCGCAAAGCATGACGTGAGCCTGTCGGAGCTATTGCTCACGCTTGAGAAAGGGTGGAAGCGCGGCTCGCAGCCCATCGGTTCCTGCGTTGGCTGGGGAACGGCGATGACGGTGGACTGCCTTGCGGCGGCCGACATTCTCTTGCGGCGTGAGCCGGAAGTATGGGGCGGGCTGTGTATTCCCGGCGTGGTGTACGGCTTGAGCCGGGTCGAGGCTCGCGGTCAGAAGCGGAACATGGGCGGCGACGGCAGCACGGGCTACCACGCCGCGAAGGCGATCCGCGATTGGGGCACGCTGCACTTCGGGCAGGACTACGGCGGCACGCGGTGGGACAAGCCGCTCTCGGGCGTGCAGGAATCGACGCTCGGGCGCGAAGGGCTACCCGACAACCTTGAGCCGTACGCCGCGAATCACAAGGTCGCGGAAGTCACGCTCGTCAAGTCGTTCGATGACTGTGCCCGCGCGATCTCGAACGGCTACCCGGTGTTCCTGTGTTCGATGCGTGGGTTCTCCATGAAGTTCCGCGAGTACCCCGGCCTCGGGGGCGGCTGGCTCGCGCCGATGGGGACGTGGGCACATTGCATGATGGCCTGCGATCTGCGCTGGGATCGCCCTGCCTTGAGGGTGCCAAATAGTTGGGGGGATTGCTACGACGGGCCTGTTGACGAGAAGGCACCGAAAGCCTTGCAGCGGTCTGCCGGCTGGGTCGATGCGGAAGTCATCGACGCGATGTGCCGAGGTGGCGATAGCTACGCTGTTGCTGGGTTCAATGGCTTTCAGCCCGAACTGATGCCCGAGGCCGGATGGCTCAAGGGGGTGCTGTGATGCGGTGGGTGATCGCCTTTGCTGTCGTGTTTGTCGGATGCGTGGCTACCCTGCCCGCTGGCGACCCTAGCGTGACTGCGGACTTGGCCGCCGAGACAGCCCGCCTTGTGGTGCAGTTGCGGCACATGCCGCCCAGCCCTGCCCCGCAGCCGGCGGGCGACAAGTGCGAAAATTGCAAGGGCACCGGCAAGGTGCGGAGCGGAGACGGGATTGCTGTGTTTACGTGCCCGTCGTGCCAAGGCACCGGCAAGACCCCGAAGTCGGTTGTCACGCACGCCCCCGTCGTGATCTGCCCAGACGGGAAGTGCCGCCCATGACGCTTGCCGACCTGCAAGAACAGTGCTGGGCCGCCCTGCCACCGATCCGCAAGCGGCTGGTGGGCCGCGACACTGTCAACGACTTCGTCGCATTGGCCGTCGAGAATTGGGCCGGCGAGTACCTCGCGGCCTGCCAGGACAACGAGCAGCGTGGCGTCTACGTGCACGCCCTGCTGAATCACATCAAGCGGGGCCACCAGCTATCGACGGGCCGCGAGCCGGCCGAGTACGGCTTTATCTGGGCGTTCCTGCTGCAAGCCGTGGCGGTGGCCGTGGTTCAATGGCTAGTCAAATGGTGGTTGGACCGGCGAGCGAACCGGGCACTGATGGCAGTCTGGCAACATGAGTTGACGAAATGACGGCAGAGACGAAAGACACGCTCCTCGGCATCCTCAAGGACTACGGCTTCGCCACGGTGCTGGCGTGTGCCCTGCTGTGGGTTGGCCGGCAGGACATCATCGTGCCGATGGTTGCAGCCCACCGTGATTTCTTGAAGGAAGTGGCCGAGACGCAGAAAGAGATTTCCGCAGCGATCAGCGAGCAGACACGCTTGCTCTATGCGTTACAACCGACAAGAGAAGCCCGAGTCGGTGCCCCGGCGACGAGCGGCACGAACTGACGGCCATACATCCCTTACTGTAAAGCCATAGCGAGTAGCGCACATGCCCATGAGTCCCCGCCTCCTTCGGCCCAGGGCCAGCGGCAGTGCCATCGTCGCATCCGACGCCGACGCTCGGGCCTACGTTCTCGCGGTCAACACCGCAGACGGCCAGCCGCTAGAGCCTGCCGTCCAGTTGGCGATCAACACCTTCATTGTCGGCTGCAAGGCCGACGGCATCTGGTCGGCCATCAAGGCGTCCTGCCTGCTCATGGGGGCCAGGACGCTTTCCGGCGCGTTGACGCCGCTGGTCGGTACGGCACCAACGAACGTCAATTTCGTCAGCGGCGATTACAACCGGAAAACGGGCCTCAAAGGAAACGCAAACACTAAGTATTTGAACAGCAACCGGGCTGGCAACGCTGATCCGCAAGACAACTACCACTTGGCTATCTATGCTTCTGAACAAGCAACGGCGAGCCTTATTTATGCCGGAAACGGCGGCGCGGGGACTGGGGCGACTACTTTACTCCGCAGTGCCGACTCCGGTGGAACGCATCGGGTACGCTCCCGCAATGCCACTATTACCGGCGACCTCGGACACCCCCTATCTGGCTTCTTCGCACTTTCGCGCTCGTCGTCGTCTTCGTTCCTAATTCGTTTCGGTGGAGCAAATACGACGATAACGCAAGCGAGCGAAACGTCCGCTACTGCCAATTTCTTCGTTTTTGCGCGCAGCAGCACGGACGGAACGGCTGCGCAGTTTCTGTCCGATGCCCGAATCTCGTTCTATTCGACCGGCGAATCCCTTAACCTCGCCTCGCTGGATAGCCGCCTGACCACGCTCTACAACGCCATCGGATCGGCGATATGACACTGGGTGACCTCACGCTCCCGATCAGCTACGAAGATGCCAGGGGTTACGCCTTGGTATTCACGCCGCAGCTAGCTGGTCGGCTCGCGGAGTTACATGCCCTGCACGGCTCCAACAAGTGCCGCCCTGTGCCGCGTCAACTCACCGATGGGCGGCTCATGCTGTCGGCTGATGTGCTGACTGAGATCGAACCGGGCGGGATGCTCCATGCCATGTGGGAAGCGGCGGATAAGGCGGTGCTGAACGCTGCGGTGGAGGTGCTGCCTTGGGCTGATGCCGTCGCGTTGCTGCCACCCGATCCGCCAGAGCCTACCGCCCCTGCGTCCTCGCCCACGCTCTCGCCCACCGCAGCCCCGTCGGGCGGCGGGACGCTCGCTCCCGGCGTGGCTCCGTCGCTGGGTGGTGCGATTCGCCGCTGACGGCACTACACCCACAGTGAAACGTAATCGGATGTAGCGACATGAGAGTTGCAGCCCTGCTCATCGCAGCCTTCCTTGCTGGGTGTGCCAAGCCTGAACCAGCCCCGAAGCCATCGTCTACGCCGACGTTCGACGCTCACTGCCGATCCTGCAAACAGTGCGGCGGCGGATTGCTGGACGAGAACGGCCAGGAGCAGGGGCTTTGCGAGGAGGGCTGGCGGCTGTGGAAGGAAGACACGCGGCCGAAGTGATGTAGCGTCACGGCGAGCGTTGCGCTCTGTTGACGAGCGTGTACAATGAGGCCGTCGCGGTTCACGCCAGCGGTCGCTTGTGCGGCATCTGGCCAGGGCCGCTGCGAGTGCGGCTGGTTGGCCGACGGCGAGTGCGAAGGGAGCGGTGACCAATCCACCGTGATATGTCCTGCGGGCAATAACCCACAGGTAACTCTGGAGAGACAAATGGCTCGGGCGGCCCGCCCGTCAAACACGCCTGCGGAATCAGGCTGAGGGGCAATTTGGTGGGCGTGTGCGAGTACGGTACTCGCTCGCTGGCCGTAACCCAGTGGCAACAAGACTTCGCGCGTTCAGTCAGTTGCCGGTCGTTCGATTCGACACCCACCACTGCGCTACATCGACTAGGTGACGACATGGCATTTGGCTACGAGGAAGAACTGAAGGCCGAGATCGACCGCCTGCGGCGAACCCATGACTGACCACACCGCAGGACAACGCGAGCCGTCTGCTCCATCGCGTGGTTCGCTGGCGAATGGTTGGCTGGCCGAAACGCTAGGGCGAGTGTCGGGCGAGGTCAACTCATGGTCGCTGGACAAGCGGCGACTCATGGCGGAAATGCTGTCAGAGCCGCACCGGACGGAGGAAATCATGCGGCTCTCTGAAATAGGCAAGAGGACGCAGAATATGGGTAGCGAATTAGGTAGCAAGTAGCCACAGAACACGCAGGATCAGCGGCGGCTCCGCCGTCCGCTGCATCCGCTGGCTCGCTGGCGCATCGTATGCGAAAGACGACTCGAAACGGAGGATTGCGGATATGAGTTGGGAGTGGATTCCGGTGACGGAGCGGCTTCCTGAACCGTACACGGTGGTGCTGGGTGGGAGTGTCGTCATGGGCGAGTGGGTCGAGTTCCTGACGGCGTGGCACAAAACCCACTGGTACAAATCGGAACCGACCCACTGGATGCCACTCCCGGCCCCGCCAACCGACGGCAAGTAGCCAGCGAACACCCGCGATCACCAGCGGCGAGGAGGAGACGATGACTGAACCAAACGGTACAGCCGAGCCGTCTGGTGCATCCGGTGGTTATGGCGAGCGCGAGCCAGACCTTCGCGGCCCTGCCGTCCCGTGCCGCGTGCGTGTCGGATCGTCCAGAACTGGCTGGGTAGTAGCCGCGTCTGCCTATCCTCCTTGGATCGTCGCGGTGAAGATGGACGACACCGGACTGACTGAAGCCCACGCGGTAGAAAACGTCAGCGACGAACGCGACCCTACTGGACATCAAGAGGGACGCGATGGCTGACCAATTTCTCGGAAAGAAAGTGACCATTGTGGACGACCCGACGAAATCGCCGTTTGTTGTATGGCATCCAGACATTTTGCTTCGACTGAATGATTTCTGTGCTTCGCCCAACATGTTCGCAGAGGGCGAGATCAGCGGCGGTTACGTCCGAGACATGCTGAGGGACGCGAGGGATGAGATCGCCCGCCTGCGGCTCACCGACGAGGAGCGGGAGGCGATTCACTTTATGTTTCGTCACGCCGCGCAGGCCGCAGATCATGACCCGTTTCCCGACAGCGCCGACTATATTCCGCACCATAAGGTCATATCAGCAATGATGGAAAGGCTGAAATGAACTGGACTTCCTTTATCGCCGGTGCCGCGCGAGTGCTAGACCTATTCTGCGTCATTCCTGATCCGGTCGATCTACCGGCCACCGACGAGGAAGCACAGCGGCAGGACTGGCAGGCCATTGCCGGTGATTGGCAGGCGGTCGCCAAAGACATGAACGGCGTTACTGGCAGCGAGTAGAGACAGTCAAAGGGCAAAAGGAGTGCATGATGCTTGAGATCGAAAAGAAGTACATCATCCCAACGAGTCGGTGGACGAATCGGATCGTCCGCCGCTGGGCAAACGCGACTGGAAGGCTGAATTCTCGCAAGATCGGGAGAACCCGGCGCGGAGGGTGGCTGCTAACCGGCGGCGGCGCAACCGTCGGAGACGACGGCACAACGTCTGTCACCGTGCGGCTCAGTAAGGCTCCGCCAGGCTTGAAAGTCCATATGAATGGCGGCGGCGTGCGGAAATTCTGCCTCTACGAGCATGGCGACATCGGCAAGCTGCTGAAAGACTTGGCCGTCGCGGCATCGAATGTTTGACGCTACAGCCGGTAGGTAATGACATGGCGTCTGTAGGAAATATCGTCCATTTTTCCTACGGCGACACGTCCCCGAAACGTATCCCAAAAGCGACGAAAAACGCACACGTTCACATACGATCCACCACACATTAAGTGAGAAAAACTGCTATCTTTTGCTGACGGAATCACAACCTCGCCAGCTTCGACGCCGCGCCCTACGGCGTCTATAGATGGGCTGGCGAGGTAGCCCCCAGGCGCAGCACGGCCCGACAACGGCGGGGTGGCGATGGGACGGGGGCAGTGGCACACCCTCTCGGTGGGAGGTTTGCGATTCGCAAACAACGAACATGGACATACTGGCCGACTACCGCGAGTGGCGAGACTCACGCGAGGAGCGTATCGGGACTCACTCCGACCGCTGCCACATGCGGCATGAGGTGTGCATGATCCACCGCCTCGCACGCGAACTGGAGCGGACTCGGGCCGCCCTGGTCGCGGTGGCAATGCAGGACGGGACGCTGTCGGTCAGTGACGGGCGGTTGTTTGTCGATGTCGATGGCGTGGAAGAGTTGGCGTTCGACTATGCACAGCCGCCGCACGCTACACCTGACGAGGGTAGTGTGCGGGAATTAGGTAGCAACTGATCCACAGGTCGCAACCTGAGGGAGCCATGCCAATAGCCACGCTGCGATTCCGGTTGCCTGACGAGCAGGCCGAGTTCGATGCCGCCCGCACAGGCATGGCGGCTCGGGCCGTGCTGTGGGACATCGACCAGCGGCTGCGGTCACTGCTCAAGCATGGCGAACCATCCGGCGAAACCGGAGAGTTGGCCCAAGAGATTCGGGCCATGATCCGCGACACGCCGGAAAGCCTGCTGGACTGAGTCTGTCGAATCCTGACAGGCAGGCAGGAAAACGCAGGGACGCTACAGCGAAAAGGTAGAGTCATTCCAAATTCCAGAACCGGATAGAATGACGCCCCGAAAGGAAGGTGAGGCATGGGCAGCTCAGACGAAGCGATGAAGCCAATCGCATACCTGTGCGTCGGCCGACGGGCCGACGGGACGAAATGCGAGACGACTGCATTCACCGAGGCGACGGCAACCATTTGGCCAGAGGCCCACGGATTTGTGTCGCACTATACGGTGCCATTATTTTCGGCACCGCGCTGGATTCCGGTTGAGGAGCGGATGCCGGAAAAAGGCGTGGATGTGCTTGTGGCGTCGCCATGCCCAAATAGCAACGTGCCAAACATCGACATTGCATCTTGGGGCAGTGAGGGAGAGCAAGAGCCTGTGTGGCGTGAGTCCGATTGCGGGCGTATTTACCCCACCCACTGGATGTCGCTGCCAGCCCCGCCGACCGAATGACGCTACTGAGCGAATGTAGCGTCGGACAACCGTTGATCCATTTGACGGCCTCGCTACGTTCGGGGCATGGAACACCGGATTCTTCAAGGCGACTGCATCGAAGGGCTGCGGACGCTCCCCGACGCGAGCGTTCACTGCTGCGTCACCAGCCCGCCCTATTGGGGCTTGCGTGACTACGGCCACGACGGGCAGATCGGCCTAGAGTCCACGCCGGAAGCCTACGTCGCCCGCATGGTCGAGGTGTTCCGCGAGGTGCGGCGCGTGCTGCGGGATGATGGGACGTGCTGGGTGAATCTGGGCGACAGTTACAACGGCATCGGCGGCCCAGGGAAGCAGAACGGCGGGCCGATTGGCAAAACGGCAGCAATCGCCATCGAAGGGACGAAGGGGCGGAGAATCAGCGGCCTCAAACCAAAAGACCTCGTCGGCATCCCGTGGCGTGTCGCCTTCGCGTTGCAGGCCGACGGCTGGTGGCTGCGGCAGGACATCATCTGGCACAAGCCCAACCCGATGCCCGAGAGCGTGCGGGACCGATGCACCAAGGCACACGAATACGTTTTCCTGCTCACCAAGAGCGAGCGGTATTTCTACGATGCGGAGGCGGTGAGCGAGGAATTGAGCGGCAAGCCGCACGCACCCGGCAACAAGTGCAGCACTGGTGGCGGGCACTTACGGAACGACTTCGGCACAGACGCTATGCAGCGGGTATGGGGAGCAAGCGGCCGGCGCAACCGTCGCTCCGTCTGGACGGTCACGACGAAGCCATACAGCGGTGCCCACTTCGCCACGATGCCGCCCGATCTAGTTGAGCCTTGCATCTTGGCTGGATGCCCGGAGCAGTGCTGCCCGGTGTGCGGGGCTGGATACGAGCGGATCACGGCCAAGGAAAAGCGGTTTGAGTCTGGATCGGGCCGCAGCGGAAATGCCATTGAAGGCAAGCAAGACCTGTCGGCCGCACAGACGAACAGCACTCCAGACATTCGCATGGGGCCGGTCGTGTCAGTGAAGACTCTCGGTTGGCAACCCGCCTGCGACTGTGCCGCCTCTGGCACCATTTCCGGCACCGTGCTCGACCCGTTTGCAGGGAGCGGCACGACGCTGGCCGTGGCTGCCGAGCTTGGGCGCAGCGGCATCGGCTGCGAACTGAATCCCGAATACATCGAACTGGCAAACCAGCGGATAGCCAAGAGCCGGGAGAAGGTGGCGCTGTTCGCCTGAAGTGCGCTACACATTGAGTGTGCGGACGGCTTGACGCCCGCCCTACTCTGCCGGCATGAACCTCGCCGACAAGTGCCGCACCGTCGCCGCCTATCACGGCAGCGTGAACCTCTCCGTGCACGCCCAGCACGTTGACGAGGTGGTGCGGATTCAGCGTGCCGCCCTGATCGAAGCTGCTGACCGCCTGGAGCAGCTAGAGGCCGAGGCTGCAAGGCTACGGGCGCAAGCCCCTACTCTGGACGAGTGAAGGCCGCGTTGCGGGCTTGACCCGTGCCACAGGAGCAGACCCATGTCAGAGATCAAGATTCGTCGCCGCAGCCGTGACCTCCCGATCACGCTGCACACCACGACCGCCCTCGCTACCACGATCCGCATGGAAGACTTCGCGGGCGGCGTGGTCGAGTTCGGCACCATGAGCACGGCGGCCACCACGCTCCAGATGTGGGGAGCCTCGAGCGAATCCGGCCCGTGGCGTCAGCTTTACAAGACTGACGGCTCGGCTGCCACCATCACCCTTGCACCGTCCACGGCTGTCGGGCGGATGTACGCCCTGCCCGATGAAGTGTTCGCCGTGCCGTTCCTCGAGATCATCTCGGCCACCACGAACAGCACGGGCACGGCCGGGATTGTCAGCCTGAAGAGCTAGCAGATGCCGCAGCGGATTGAGATGTTCCGCCAGCCGAGAGGCACGGCCAAGATTCGCCGGCTGGAACTGCGTCCGAACGCCACGGCCCGAGGCTATTGCAGCAAGCAGCATCGGGCGTGGCGGCTGGCTGTTCTGGCACGCGACGGCTACCTGTGCCGCGACTGTGGCCGAGCGTGCGGCAGCAAGCGTGAGGCTCATGCTGACCACGTTGTGCCAGTGAAGGTGCGGCCAGACTTGCGGTACGACGTGGACAACGGGCAATGCCTGTGTGCGTCGTGCCATCAGCGGAAGACGAACCGCGAGTCGCGGTAGAAAACGCCGTGCAGGCATGTACACTACGGCCACCACAAGGAGGTGGCTATGGCGTGTAGGAAATGCGGATCGTCATGGACGACGCTGGGCGGAAAGGATATGGCTTCCTGCCCTGGTTGCTGTAAGCAGCAGAGATGTAAGGCTAGGAAGCAGGGAAGGCTTCCGGCGTCTCAGGCAAACGAGTGCCGCCGTTGCGGCAATGAGTTTCGTGCGTTGGCTGCAGACGCCAGTCGTTTGCGTTATTGCGAAAACTGCCGTGGGATTGCAAGAAAAGAGTATTTGCGTGCTATGAGGCAGCGGCTTACTCCAGAGCGTAGTCGCCGCGCAAGAATGTGCAGGTCACTTGCTGGAGTCTTGCGAGACATACGATCCTCAATGTCATCGCATCTCGGTGCATGCAAGAGTTTCAACGTCGAAACGAAAAGGCAGCCTGGCTTGTGCTGTACATGCTCAAAGCCTTTCACGCCTGACCCAAGGAGGGACCAGCGGTTTTGTTCGCTAAGTTGCTGTCATGTTTTCGAGGAAAGGCCAAGGTGTATTACATGCGGCATAGAGTTTTCGCTCCGATGCGTCGGGCGTGACGCTAAGAAAAAGAGGCTGCGACCAGAGTGCAAATCGTGCGTTAGGTCTCGCTGGCGAAACAGCCCTGCTGGAAAAGAGTTTCGCAAGAAGAAAGAGCACAGAACAAGGTGCCGAAAGCATGGAGTTCGATACGACTCCAGCGTGAAGCCTCGCGCTGTCTTCGAGCGTGATGGCTATCGCTGCCATATCTGCAAGAAGAAGACGCTCAGCAAGTATGTTGTCTCAGGTGGTCGTGCACACCCGAGATCGCCGACAGTTGACCACCACCCTTATCCTTTGAGTGCAGGCGTCAAAGGCCATGAGTGGGACAACGTCAGGTGTGCGTGCTTGAGGTGCAACGTGCGTAAAGGCGCAGCATGGTCGGGGCAAAAGCTGCTTTTTAGCTAGTCGCGAGCGTGAAAAAAGCCAAAGACCCCATACCCCCAATTTGGGCTATATTGCCAACGACGTATACCAACTGCCCTGGCCCGCGCGTGTTTTGCGGAATTGGCCGTCTGTTTTTGCCTGGGGAATAAGCATGGCAACGCGTGGTCGAAAGCCGAAGCCGACGCCGCTCAAAATCCTTCAGGGCACACAGCGTGGCGCGCCAAAGCGTGAGCCAAGTGCGCCTGCCGGCGCACCGCCGATGCCGGATCGTCTGAACGTCGAACCGCTAGCCGTTGCGAAGTGGAATGAACTGGTTCCGATCCTGCTCGGCATGAACGTGCTCACGACCGGCGACGGCGAAGCCCTCGCGACTTTGTGCGAGGTGTACGCTGCGGCCCAGGCTTGCCTGCTCGAGCTTCGGGCGAGCGGGCCGGTGATGCGAACGGACCTCGGTGGCGTGAAGCCGAACCCTGCCGGATCGCTCTACAAGGGATTGGTCAGCCTGCAATCTTCGCTGATGACCGAGTTCGGATTGACGCCTTCCTCCAGGGTGAGACTTGGCACGAAGCAAGAGCAGCCCGCAGACGAACTGGCTGATTTCTTCGCCCGCCATCAAGGCGGCTGAAGATTCCGGCGTTCTGGCAAAGGTCGATCCCAACCGGGCCGGGATGTGCTTCGACTTCTTCGAGAGCATCCTGCGGCACAGCAAGGGGCAGACTGCCGGCCAGCCGTTCACGCTGATGCCGTGGCAGAAGAACGTGCTCGGCAATCTGTTCGGCCGAGTCAACGGAGACACGCGGCAATACCGCGTGGGCTACATAGAACTGGGTTGTGCCCCTGGGCCACAGCGGCTCGGGGGCACAACCCAGACGGCTGCCAAAGAAACAAGGTAAGAGCACGACGCTCGCTGGCGTGGCCCTCTACGGCCTAGTTGCCGACAAGGAACCGGGGGCGGAAATCTACGGTGCCGCGTGCGACCGTGAGCAGGCGGGCATCATCTACCGCGAGGCTGCGTCGATGGTCCGCTCGTCGCCTGCCCTGTCGCGGGTGCTCGAGGTGGTGGACTCGCGCAAGACGATCATCCACAAGGCGAGCAACTCGTTCTATCGGGTGCTCTCGGCCGATGCGTTCCGGGCCGAAGGCTTGAACATTCACATGCTGCTCTTCGATGAGCTTCATGCCCAGCGAGATCGCCGATTGTGGGATGCGTTGCGGTACGGCGGTGCGGCTCGCCGGCAGCCGCTGATCCTGTCGATCACGACGGCGGGCTACGACCGCAAAAGCATCTGCTGGGAGCAGCACGCCTACGCGGAGAAGTGCATTGCCGACCCGACGTTCGACCCGACGTTCTACGGGTGCATCTACGCAGCCCCGCCCGAGAGCGGAGCGGATGGCACCTGGAAGGAGCCTCGCGTCTGGCGGATTGCCAACCCGTCGCTCGGCCAGACGATCACGGAGGAGTCATTTGCGGCGGATGCCCGCGAGGCCGAGCAGAGCCCGACGAAGCTCAATTCATTTTTGCGATACCGGCTCAATGTCTGGACTACGCAGGACACGCGGTTCTTCAAGCCGGATTCGTGGGCCGCGTGTAGCGGGCCGCTCCGCGAGTTCGGCGACCGGCCGGTGTACGCCGGCTTGGACTTGGCAAGCACGTACGACCTCACGGCCCTGGTGCTCGTCTGCCCAGACCCTGAGGACAACTCCCTCGACATCCTGCCGTTCTTCTGGATTCCCGAGGCGAATGCCGTGGAGCGGAGCCAGCGGGACAAGGTCGATTACCTGGGCTGGATTCGGGACGGGCACATTCGGGTGACTGATGGCAACGTGACCGACTACACGGTTTTGCACCGTGACATTCTTGAAATCTGCAATCGCTACGGCGTGCGGCGGCTGGCGGTGGACTTGAAGTTCAACGGCCAGATGATCGCCAACATGCTGCAAGGGGATGGGGTGGACGTGGTTGGATATCCGCAGGGCGGTCGCGCCATGAGTGCACCGCTCCGTACTCTCGAAAACCTGATTCTGTCGGGCCGCGTGCGGCATGGCGGGCAGCCGGTGTTTTCGTGGAATGCGTCGAATTGTGCGGTGGCTGAGGATCGGCACGGCAACATCTACCCCAGCAAGGCGAAGAGCACGGAGCGAATTGACGGCATCGTGGCCTGCTGCGAAGGCATCGCAGCGTGGATGGGTGCCGAGCAACAGCCGAGCGGCACGCCAGAAATCTTCTTTATATGATCTCCAAAGCAGACCACCGCATCCTCTGGCTCCCCGGCGAAGAGCGGATGTGGGATGACGAGCCGAGCAGCCGGTCGAATGCCGGCGTGCGGATCGACGCGAACAACGCCCACACGGTTGCGGCGGTGTTCTCTTGCCTACGGGTGATTGCCGAAACGGTGGCGAGCCTTCCGCTGCATGTTCTCGAGCGGACGGCCGGGGGCGGCAAGCGGATCGCCCGGGAGCTTCCCCTGTATCGCCAACTGCACGCCCAGCCGAACGGATGGCAGACCAGCTTCGAGTGGCGCGAGCAGGCGGTGTTTCACGTCGGCTTGTGGGGCGATGCGTTCAGTGAACTGAAGGCGGGCGAGATTCACCCGCTGCACCCGTCGCGGATGAAGATCGAGCGGCTGGAAAACGGCCGGCTGCGGTACAAGTACCGCGAGGACAAGGGCAACGAGCGGCCGATCAACGAGTCGCTCATCCTCCAGGTTCGCGGCCCGTCTGATGACGGCGTCAACGGCATGTCGATTGTGGAGGAGTGCAAGGACGCTATCGCACTAGCCCGGGCTTGCGAGTTGCACGGGGCACGCTTCTTTGCGGCCGGTGCCCGCCCCGGGTTTGTACTCTCGACCGAAGGGCAACTAAACGCGGAGGCCCGCGAGGCTCTCCGGTCGCAGTGGGACCGGCGGCATGGCGGCGTGGGCAATTCCCACAACACGGCGGTGCTGACGGGCGGGCTGCGTCCGTTTGAGATTCCGCAGAGCAGCAACAGCGACGCCCAGTTTCTGGAGCTTCGCCGCTACCAGTTGGAAGAGATCGCACGTCTGTTCCGGTGCCCGGGTTGGGTGCTTGGCATTGGCAGTGCTGGCCCGAACGACGAAGAGAAGTTCGTCACGCACACCATCCTGCCGTGGCTGCGGCGGTTTGAGTCGGCGTTCATGCGTGACCTCATCGCCGACGATGATCGCTATCTGGTTGAGTTCGACATTCGCGGGCTGATGCGTGGCGACTCCTCGAGCCGGTCAGCGTACTACCGTGCGATGTGGGACATCGGCGTGCTGAACACGAACGACATCCGCGAACTGGAGAACATGGACCCGGTCGAAGGCGGCGAGGTTCGCTACCACCCACTGAACATGGGCACGCTGGGTGCCCCGCCGACTGCGGAGGATGTGCTGGCCCAGCAAGAGCCGGGGAGCGGCATCGACGGGCAGGCGGTCGAAGGCGGGCTTGCGGCTGCGGCTGGCGAGCCGGTGGCGGCGACGCCCGAGCCGACGCAGCCCGAGGCTCCGCAGGTTGCGGATGTGTCGCTGAACGGTGCGCAGATCACGGGGCTGATTGCCATCATCGCCCAGGTGCCGGCGGGCCTGCTCACGAAGGAAGGTGCGGCGGCGATGATCGCGGCGTCGTTCCCGAGCATCTCCGCTGCACAGGTTACGGCGATCCTCGCCGGGGTGGTCGAGAGCCAGCCCGTGCCAGCAGCGGAGCCTGCGCAGCCGCCGCAAGCCGAGCCGGTGATCGCCGCCCCGGCGGGACGCTCGCTGCCAGAGTTGCGGGCGATGACCGTCAGCATCGACTTCGACCGGACGTTTGCGGCCGACCCCGCCCTGTGGGGCGAGTTCGCCCGCAAGGCGGTAGCAGATGGGAACACGGTCGTGATGATCTCGCGGCGGCCCGAGCAGGACCGGGCCACGGTCATGGAGACGCTTGGCGACTACGCCGACGCGTTTAGCCAGGTACTGCTCGTCGGTGGCGACACGCTCAAGGCTGACGCTGCCGATGCGGCTGGCGTGAGCGTGGATGTATGGGTGGACGATTCGCCGCAGACGATCACGGACAAGCCAGCACCGGAGCCGAAGAAGCGGAGCCGCAAGAAGAGGGGCAGCGATGGCGGCGAAGTATGACCACATCGACTTCACGCCCCCGGCTGGCGTCCGCGAGGAAGCGGCGAAGGGTCTGGCGTGGCGAAGCGAGTACGGCCGAGGCGGCACGGCAGTCGGCGTTGCTCGCGCCCGCGACTTGTCGAACGGAGTGAACATCAGCCCGGACACGGCACGCCGCATGAAGGCGTTCTTCGACCGGCACCAAGTCAACGTGGGAACGACGGGATGGAGTCCCGGCGAGGACGGGTTCCCATCCAACGGGCGTATAGCCTGGGCGCTATGGGGCAGCGATCCCGGCTGGGCATGGAGTCGCAAACTGGTTGAACAGATGAACGCCGCAGACGAGGAGAACCGAAGCATGGCGATTGAACGACGCAGCCTGAACCTTGACGAGATCGAGTCGGACGTGCCGCTGCTGGCAGTGGAGACTCGCAGTGCCGAGGACGGCAAGACGAACGAATGGATCGTCGGCTATGCCGCGAAGTTCGGCATCAACTCGCTCGACCTGGGCGACTTCGTGGAGCGGATTGACCCGCAGGCGTTTGGCATCGTGCAGGAGCGGCGTGGGCGGAAGAAGCCGTTGGAGACGCGGGCTCTCTGGAACCACGACGCCAACTACCCGCTGGCCCGCTACCCCGGCACGCTGCGGCTAATCGTGGATGAGGTTGGGCTGCGGTATGAGTTCCCGGTTCCCGACACCACGTACGGCCGCGACATCGCCAGCAACATCCGTGCGGGCATCGTGCGTGGCAGTTCGTTCGCGTTCCAGATCGCCAAGGGTGGCGAGTCGTGGAGTGTTGAGGATGGTCGATCAATTAGGACCGTCACAGCCATCGATTCTTTAATCGATGTAAGCCCAACTACGTTCCCGGCCTACCCGGATTCCGACGTGGCGGTAGCGAAGCGGTCGTATCAGCACTTCCGCGAAGAGCGGCGGCTGCACGACGAAGCCCGCCGCTACATGGAAACTCGGGCTGACTTCTACAGGAACTTCCTCAAGACGCATGGCCGCTAAGACCAACGACCCCTGCCCGAAGTGCCGCGTCGGGCGGCTGTCCGTGGCGAGCAGTCAGCAGCAGGGCGAGTACCAAATTCGGTACTTGCGGTGCCGCGAATGCGGCAACACCGACAAGCACATCCTGCCGGCGACTGAAGTTCGTCGCATGAAGGCCGGCTGAGGTTCTTTACTCTCGCCGGCTCTATGTCTGCAAGGGTCTGGGGTGCGACCCCTAGTTTCGACCGTAGGCGATGCGTCCGCGTCGCCACGAATCGCACTAGGAGATTTCCGCCGTGGACAAGATCAAGGCACTTCTGGACGAGCTTGCCGCTGTTGTCGCCGAGATGGAGGCGATGACCGAGGACGCCCCCGAGGGCGAAGAGGCGGCCCCCATGACCGAGGAGCAGGAAGCGTCGCTCCGGTCGCTCGAAGCCAAGGCCGACAAGCTCCGCGAGCGGGTTGAGTTCCTGCAACGCGTGCAGGCGAAGGAAGCCGAGTTGCGTGCCGTGCTGGAGCGTTCCGCCCCGGCCAAGGCGATTGAAGCCCCCGAGACTAAGGAGCCTGCCGTGGAAAAGCGTGAGTACGCCGTGCCGAAGTCGCACGGGAAGCTGGTTGCGTTCCGGTCGAGTGAGGATGCCTACCGTGCCGGCATGCACATCAAGGGCTTCGTGTTCGGTGATGCCGAAGCCCGTCGGTGGTGCCTCGATCACGGCGTTGAGAGCCGCGCCCAGGCCAGCGGCGTCAACTCGCTCGGCGGTGTGCTTTTGGCACCCGAAATGGCTTCCGAGATCGTGCGTTTGGTTGAGTCCTACGGTGCGTTCCCTCAGTACGCTCGCCGGGTGTCGATGAACAGCGACACGCTGGTCATCGCTCGTCGGACGGGTGGACTTGCCGCTCGGCCGGTTGGCGAGAATGTCGAGGTGACGCAGAGCGACGTGACGTTCGACAACATTGAACTGAATGCGAAGATTTGGGGCGTGGCGAACCGCATCCCGAACTCGCTGCTTGAGGACTCGATCATCGACCTCGCTGACGCGATGGCGGTGGAAGTGGCCCAGGCGTTCGCCGAAGCCTTCGACAATGCGGGCTTCATCGGTGACGGCACGAATGCCTATCACGGCACGACCGGCATTGCGACGAAGATTCTTCAGTCGGCCTACTCGGCTTCGGTCGTGACGGCCACCTCGAATGACACGTTCGATGACCTGACGCTGAAGAACTTCACTGATGTGCTCGCCAAGCTGCCGCTCTACGCCCGCCGGAACGCGGCATGGTACGTGTCGCCGGTCGGCTGGGGTGCCGCGATGCTGCGGCTCGCCATGCTCCCTGGTGGCTCGTCCAACGCGGGCGGCAACACGGGCGACAACGTGGCGGCTGGCTTCGGGGAGCAGTTCCTGGGCTATCCGGTGCGGCTGGTGCACAGCCTGGAGTCGGGCCTGACCGGCACTACCGGCAAGGTGGCCTGCCTCTTCGGCGACCTCTCGCAGGCTGCCACGTTCGGCGAGCGTCGGGCCGTCTCGATCCGCACCGCTTCCGAGCGGTACGTCGAGTTCGATCAGACCCTCACCTTCGCGACCACCCGCAACGCGATGGTCGTGCATGATCTCGGCAGCACCACGAAGGCCGGTCCTGTCGTGGCCCTCAAGTTCGGCTGATTCTGACACCTTCTAGGAGACTCTTGACCACATGAACCACGTAGCTGCTAGCAAGAGCGTCAGCAAGGCCGAGACTTCGGTTGCCCTGACCGCGACCCATTCGGTTGAGATCGACACGCTTGGCTTCAACCACGCGTCCATCGACGTGCTGTTCAGCCCCTTCACTTCGGCTTCCGGTCCCTCGACCGCTGCCAACGTGCTGCGGGTTGCCCAGAGTGACGTTGCCGGAAGCGGGCAGGCGAACATCAGCGGCTTCGTCGCTGGCACTGACTTCACGGTCGGGGCTGGTGTCACCGCGACCTCGTCTGTCGGGTACGCCCATCGGTTCGACATCGACCTGAAGGGCAAGAAGCGTTACCTCACGGTCTACGCGACCCCGGCTTCGACCTGCGGCGTCATCACGTCGTGCCGTCTGAGCAAGGGCGATGAAGGCCCGGTGTCGGCTGCTGCCAAGGGCGTGAACACCCAGGCTGTCGGCTGATCGGCTTGACAACGCGAGCACAGTAGACGGCGGGGATGGCGATTGCCTTCCCCGCCGTTTCTGTTTTCTGGAGTGACCATGCTCGTTCAAGTCGGCAATTCGTCGGTCGAAGTGCGGTGCGAGGCGATCCTGTCGGGGCCACGATTCGGGCCGCTCATCAATGTGTTCGGCTTCATCGAATCCCTCATGCCGTTGCATATCCGGCCCACGCTTGGGCAGGGTGCGTTCTGGTCGCAAGTGCTGACCCGCATGATGGAGAAGTTCGAGCCGACAACGGAATACATCCTCTGCCTCGACATGGATAGCTTCACTTGCAGGGAATCGGTGGAGCATCTCTTCGCCCTGGCCATGACCTTCCAGTGCGACGCCCTTGCCCCGATCCAGACTAAGCGGGAAGACGGGCGGCCGATGCTCACGCTCCTCGACACGCTGGACAACCCGCCGCCGGGTGGCGTGACATCGGTGCCGCGTGAGTGGTTCGGCGCTCCGGTTCAGCAGGTGGATACGGCACATTTTGGGTGCACCATCATCTCGACTGCTGCCCTGCGGCGGATGAAGAAGCCGTGGTTCCACGAACAGCCTGACCCCAGCGGCTCCTGGGGGGACGGCAGAATCGACTCCGACATCTGGTTCTGGAAGCAGTTCAAGGCGTCTGGCAACCGCCTCTACATCACGCCCCGTGTCTGCATCGGGCACGGCGAGTACGTGATTACGTGGCCCAGCCAGGAACTCGGCCAGCCGGTGTTTCAGTATTGCAACGAGTGGCAGGAGACGCGGAAGCCTCCTAAGTCTGCATGGAAGGTAGGCGAAGAATGAAAATACGAATGAAGCGGGCACATGGTGCCTACAAGGCCGGCGAGGTGATCGACCTCCCCGAGCGGCAGGCTTTGAGCCTGATCGCCTGGGAGTACGCCACCGAGGTGCGGAACGCCCAGCAGGACTTGATCGAGACGGCGAGCGTGGAGCCGGTCGCTGAGTCGGCAGACATGACGCCACGGAGACGCCGCAAGTGAAACGCTACCGCAGCCTCAAGCGAACCGTCGCCCCAACGGTGGAGCCGATCACGCTGGCCGAAGCAAAGGCTCACTGCCGCGTCGATTCGTCCACCGACGATGTTCTGATCCAGGGCTACATCACCACGGCCCGCGAGTGGGTCGAGGACTACATCGACCGGGCTCTTGTGACGCAGCAGCTTGTGATGAAGCTGGATGCGTTCCCAGGAGAGATTGAACTGCCTCGCCCGCCGATGATTGCCAGCGGCACGGCCACGGCCGTCACGATCACGTATGTCACGGGCGAGGCTGGCGGCACGGCGACTCTCTCGACCAGCGAGTACCGGGTTGACCGTGATTCGACGCCGGGGGCGATCCGCACGCTGTACGGCGGCTCATGGCCCAGCCACCTGCTAGATGCCAATGCCGTCACGGTGTCGTGGTGGGCGGGCTACGGCTCGGCTGCCGACGTGCCCCAGCGTGTGAAGTCGGCCATGCTCATGTGCGTACACGAACTCTACGAGAAGCGTGGCGACGGGCAGATGCCTGACGCTGCGAAGCGGCTGCTCGATACCGTGTCATGGGGGTCATACACATGAGCCTGTCCGCTGAAATCCTCTGCCGGATCGTCGGCATTGAAACCGACGCTGCCGACATTGCGAAGAACACCCGCGTAACGAAGGCCGAGTATTTCACGGCGTTTGCCGATGGCACGGCCGCCGGTCAGGCCCAGGTGATCTACAGCGACTCTGTCACGTCTGCCGGGACAGACACGTATCAGCTTTCGTCGCTGCCTGACACCCGCGATGGGGCTGCTGTCACGATTGCATTCACGGCTGCGAAGGTGCTCTACATTCGCAATACGCACGCCTCCAATGCGATCACGGTCACTGGTGCCTACACGGGCAGCGTGCCCGCTGGCGGGATGCTCTTGGCCGTGAATCCGACTGCGGCCGGAACGACTGCGGCAACGCTCTATCTGGCATCGACGGCGGGCACGACCTACGAGATCGTCATTGTCGGCGAGGGGAGCTTGATCTGATGAAGGCGGGCGACCTCCGCGAGCGGATCACCGTGCAAGCCTACCGCGAGACGAAGAACTCGCTGGGCGAAATGGTGCCGGTCTATGACCAGACGTTCGCGGAAGTTTGGGCCAGCGTCCAGGGCGTGACGGCCCGTGAGTTCCTGCTTGCCGGCCAGCAGCAAACGGAGATTTCGCACCGGATTCGGATGCGGTATCTGACGGGCCTGACGCAGCGGATGCGGATCGTGTGGCGTGGCCGCACGATGGAGATTGTGTCGATCCTCGAGCACGCCAACCGGAGCGAGCACGAGCTGCTCTGCCAGGAGACGATCTAGCATGGCCGTCGCTGGCATCACGCTGAACATCAACACGGAGGAGCTTCGCGGGCTGGCCGCGAACCTGCGGGCGTTCTTCCCGAAGGCCGATGCTGCCAACGTGCTCGGGGACGCCATTGAGAAGGCGATCTGGCCTGCCTACCTGCGGCTGCGCGAGGTGACGCCTGTCGGCCCGACCGGCAACTTGAAGCGGGCCGTGTCATACAAGATCGTGAAGTACAAGCAGAGCGGCGTGGCTGTCGGGCTCATCGGCTACCAGCGGGCTGGCAAAGGCGATGCGAGAAGCGCGGCTGGCGGCACGGTGCTGGCTGGCCCCGACCGAGCGTTTCATCAGTGGTGGCTTGAATTTGGCACGCGGCAGCGGCGGGTTGGCAAGTTCTCGAACACGCCGTACCAGCGGAAGTCGCCGACGAAGCCATTCACCCGGAGACGCCGGACGCCGTCTGGAGTCGTTACCGAGACAGTGCGAGGCAAGGGCGTGGTGCACTGGGTGAGCGGCCAGAACGCCTATATCGCGTCCAGCTTCAACCGGCTTGGCCCGTTCAAGTTCGACAAGCAAGAGAAGGGCCGTGTGCAGACCGATCCGGCCTACCCGAACGCTTTCTTCAAGAAGTCGAAAACGCCCATCGTCATCCCGGCGATGCCGGTTGGCGGCGATGCCGGGGTGCCGCCAGTGCAGACGGCGTGGAACCAGACGCAAGGGCAGGTGGCCGAGTACCTCCAGCGGGAGCTATCGCTGTCGCTGGGCGAGGCGTGGGCTGCCCTGCGGTTCCGCGAGTCTGGTTCGATCACCGGCCAAGACACCCTCGGCCCAGCCTAGGAGCCAGCATGGCATTCAAAAGCCCCGAAGCCGTATGCCGCTCGGCCCTGGTTGCCGACCCTGCCGTGGCGGCCCTGGTAGGCACCCGCGTCTACCCGGTCATTGCCCCCGCCACGGCCGACCTGCCGTTCGTCACGTTCCGGCGGTCGGGCATCCAGCGGGAACACACACTCTCCGGGCCGATGGGGATGCCGGTCGTGCAGATGACCGTGGATATGTACGCCACCACCTACGAAGGCGTGCGGGAGCTAGCCGACAGAGTAAGGCTCACTCTGGATGGGTACGGCACGGCAGAGGCAGAATCCATCGTAGTGAAGAACGTCAGCCTCGATAACGAGGCGGACGGGTTCGTGCAGTTGGCGGGTGGCGAGATGCCGCCGGTCTACAGCGTGACGCAAACGTATTCCGTGATGTGGGTCGAGAACTAGGAGAACCGCAGTAATGTCCGCAACTCCCCATGATGGTGTCGGCACGTCGCTTGCCCTGGGCAATGTGAATTACACGGTCAGCAACATCGTCATCACGTACAACGACCCGAACGCCGACCAAGAGAAGATCGACGTTTCGCACCTTGGCCTGACCACGGGTGCCCAGCTTGCGACCATTGACCGCCCGCTCAAGGGCAGCACGACCGACACGGGCCGGTCGGTGCAGTTCAACTATCTCGGCAAGTCGATCATTGCGGACGGTGCGACCGGGACGTGCACGATCTCGACCGGAGGCACTTCGCTGCTTGCGGGCGTAGCCTACACGGTCAACTCCAGCACGCTGACGCTGGCGACGAACGACGCGATCCGGGGTCAGGCGACGATCCGTATCGCCCGCGTGTAAGTTGCCTGACGGAGGACCGTCATGGCGATTCCCTGCACAGGTGTGTCGGCAACGTGGGGCGGCCTCACGCTCGGTGAAGTCACCGAGATCGACGCCACTCGCGGCGGCTCTCTTCCCATCGGCAGGGCCGCGCCGTTTGCGGTTGACGCAGGCACTATAGAGATCAAGTGCCTGAGTAGCGCAAATCTTTCGTTTGCCGAATACGGTCTGAAAAAGACGCTCGCCCTCACCGGGGGCGGGCTGACGTACACGACCAAGGCGATCTGTCAGACGCTTCGCTTGTCAGGCAAGGTCAACGACGTGGCACGGTATGCCGGGTCGTTCAAAATCTGCCTCGAATAGGAGCCTGACACATGGCACTGACGGTTGAAGAGTTGGCGGCACAGATCATGGCGGCCGAAGACCTTGGCATCCTCAAGGTCACGGTGAAGGAGTGGGCCGACAAGGAAGGCAAGCCTGTGACGCTCGGCATCCGCGTGATGACGGTCGGCGAACGTGATGCCTATGAGCGGGAGTGGATCGGCAAGAAGGAGACGGGCATTGAGAACTTCCGAGCGAAGTTTCTCGCCCGCTGCCTCTGTCACCCCGAGACTGGCGACCGCCTGTTCACCGACGAGCAGATCGAGAAGCTCGCCGGCAAGTCGGCGAAGGTCGTATCGAAGCTGTTTGACAAGGCGATGAAGCACAACGCGATGACGGCAGACGAGGTGGAGGAACTGGCAAAAAACTGAACGTCCGCCCGACGAGACGGTTCCTGTTTCGTCTGGCGGGGCACTTGGGAATGACGGTTGGCGAGATCGAGCGGAGGATGACTTCGCGGGAACTCGGAGAGTGGATGGCTTTCACGCGGTACTACCAAGCATTGCCGGATAGCTGGGCCGAGACGGGCCTGCTGACTTCGGCGATCCTGGCTCCGTACAGCGAGAAGGGCAAGGCTCCGAAGGCCAGCGACTTCAATCCGATTGAGGAAGCCCCGCAACACCAAGTGCAGGCGCGAGAGGCGATTCTGGATTTGCGGCGACAACTTGGGTTTGAGTGATGGCGACTGTTCTTTCACTGGCGATGAAGATTTCGGCCGACGCCACGGGCGTGCGGCAGAGTCTTTCTCCTGTTGAACGTGCGCTACAGCAACTCGACAAGGAAGCCGCTGGCGTCACGGCAGCCTTCAAGAAGTTTGGCAGTGAGAGTGCCGCCGCTGTTGCTGCTCAGGAGAAGTTCGACGTTCGCGTGCGGGCGTTGACTGAAAGCCTGCGTGCTGGGCTGACCAGCCCGCAGGACTACGCCCGGTCGCTCGAGCAACTCCAGGCGGCGGCGAACGAGACTGCCGACGATCTCCAGCGTGCATCGCAGATCATCGAAGCGAATCTCACGCGGCAGGAAGTTGCCCAGCGGAACTACGAGCGGTCGATTGCCGAGTTGAACCGTCTCCGCGAGGCGGGCCTGCTGGACGAGACGCAGTACGGGCTGGCGGTACAGCGATCTGCGGATGCGTTTGCGAAGGCGACTGTCGAGGCGAACAAGTACGGAGCGGCGGTCGATAACGCTGGCGACGGCGGTGCCCTCAAGTTCAACGAATTGAGCGGCGTGCTGTCGGCTCTCCCCGGCCCGATTGGCAATGTGGCTGGGCGGCTGTCGGGTCTATCGAGTGCCGGCGAGGGGCTGGCGAGGGTGTTTGGCGGCGGGCTGTCGCAAGGATTGTCTGGGATCGGGGCGGCGGTGGCTGGGCTTATCAACCCGTTTACGGCTGGTGCCGCTGCTGTCGCTGGCTTTGGAGCCGCAGCCACGGCGATCACTCGCGGGCTTACTGCTCTTGAAGATCGAGTCGAGAACCTCGGCAACACGGCCGACAAGCTCGGCATCTCATTTGGCTTTGTGCAAACGCTGGAGGAGTCGGCCCGCCGCTCTGGCACAAGCATCGAATCTGTCAGCGCGGCGTTTGGCAGGCTCCAGCGGAGCGTGACCGGCGTAGACGAGGAAAGCAAGGCGGCACAGCAAGCACTTGCCAACCTCGGTGTCACGGCCGAGCAGATTCAGGGGTTGAAGCCAGAGGAGCAGTACCTGCTCATAGGCGAACGCCTGAACTCGATTGAAGACCCTGCACGCCGCAGTGCAACGGCGATCAGCCTGTTGGGTCGTGCTGGCGCTGATCTGCTCCCGTTCTTTCGCAACCTTGGTGGTGCGGCTGATGACCTTCGTGGTGTGGGGGCGGCGCTGAGTGACCAGCAGCGTCGTGATGCTGACGATTTCGGTGCCGCGCTTGATCGGCTTTCGGTTGCTGCTCAAGGTGCCGGGCAGCAGTTGAATGCGGCCTTTGCGGGGGCGGGAGAGCGGATTGCCAACGCGCTGGCTGAAGCAACGGGGGCAGTTGCAAAGTTTCTTGATGAGCAGAACAAGCTCAATCGCGTGTCTGGCGAACTGCAAAGGCTTCGGCAGGAGATTGCCAGCGTCCAGGCAGGCCCGATCACGGATGCACAGATTGCAGCCATCGAAGCGGGGCAGACGGCAGAGCAAGTTCTCGCTGCGGCTCGCGGCGAGGTTGTGGAATTGCGTGATGCGATTGAGGAGCCAATCTCTCCCGAGCTTGCCAAGTCGCTTGCCGATGCAGCCGCTAGTGTTGAGAAGGCAAAGGTAGAGGCTCTCAGGTTTGGCGAGGAAGGGTTCAATGCAGCAGTTCGGTTTGAGGCAGAAATCGCAAATTTGCAGGACGGGCTAGATCGCGGCCTGTTCAACGAGACAACATTCAGGAACGAAGCCGCAAAAGCTGGCGAGGCGTTCAAGAGCGAGCTTGCCAAGATCGAGGAAGACAACAAGCTCGACATTCAAGTTAATGAAGATGCTGCCGCTGCCCTTGCTGGCCTGAACGAAGAAATTAGCCGTGCGATTGCCGGTGCGGCTCAGTTTGGGCAAGAGGGATTTGATGCAGCCTTGCAGTTCCAGACGAAGGTCGAGGAACTGCGGACGCAGTTCGAGCGAGGGATCATTAACGAAGAGGCTCTCGCTCAAGGTGTCAGGGCCGCAAATGAGGAATATGACGGCCAGATCGACAAGATTCGCAAGGTTGTCGAAGAGAAGCGGAACCTTGTCGATGAGGACAGCAAGGTAATTGAAAGCCTGCTCCGCAGTTCCAGTGCTGCCGATGAAGTCCAGGCAAACATAGACGCTGTATCTCGTCAGCAGCAGAGGCTGCTTGAACAACTGGCCCAGGCCCGGGAGAAGGATAACGCTGCCGCTGCGGCAGCGATTGGCGATCAACTAACGCAGCTAGATTCACTCCAGGCGAAGTTGGTCGATCAGCGTCAGGCTGCGGCCCAAGGGTTTGAAGATGGATTCAAGCGTGTCTTTGATGACATCAACCGATCCGTCGAGGGCGTCATTGAGAAGGCAGGAGAGCTTGGCACAGCCGGCGAAGATGCCGCCCGTCGCTTCACGCAGGTTATTGAAGGCGCTCAACAGCTTGCCCAAGACGGCACCATAACGAAGGAGCAGCTCGAGCAGCAGGTAGCGTTCCAGCAAAAGGCGTTTGAGAAAGAGGTTGCCAACATCAAGAAGGCTGCCGATGAGAGGCTTCGTGTTGAGCAGCAAGTCAATCAGCTTATCGTGCAGAACCTTTCGCCGCAGGAGCAGGCACGCATCAAGGCTGCTGAGAATCTCAAGCTAGTAGAGCAAGAGATTCGGAACGTGCAGGAGCAAGCCATTGCGGCAAGGAAGGCTGACGACAAGGAGGCACTTGCTGCGGCAAACAGGCGGCTGGCACAACTCGACCAGATTGGTGCCAAGGAGCGAGATATTGTCAACGGGGCTGCGGCCCAGCGGGAACTATTCCAGGCACGTCAGCGGCAGATTGTCGAAGACCAAGCCAAGCAGCAGGAAGAAATCCAAAAGCAGCAGCAGCAGTTTGCCGAAGAGCAGGCCCGCATTCAGCAGGCCGAGTTCGAGCGACAGACTAAGCGGATTGCCGAACTCAACACACTCGGCCCTCGCACCGTGCAGACGGCCGACGTGCGGACCGCCGAAGGGCAGCAGTTGGTTCTCGATCTGTTCAATCAGCAGCAAGACCCGCAGTTGATCGAACTGAAGCAGGCCAACAAGGTGAGCCGGCAAATCCTGAATGCTCTGGCTGCCAACCTCAATCGGATCGGCTTGCCGGTCGGAATCCCGTAGGAGTAGTCGATGGCCAGCGTCGTTTCGCACAAGGAACTGTTCCGCAAGGCCGTCTACGAAGTCGGCGCGACTCGGCAGCTTACGCGTGAGTTTGTGTGTGTCCTCAGCGATGACGCCCTGACTGGCACGCCGATCACGGAGCCGCAGATTGCGACGGCGTTGGGCGTTGACCTGGGATCGACGCACCCGACCTACAGCAGCTATCGCGTCCGCAAGATCACGCTCACGGAAGGATTCGAGGGATCGCCGTATCACGTCCATTTCGTGGCTGAGTACGGGATCATTCTGGCGAACGAACTGCTGCACCCGACGAGCCGGGTGGCTGTCTGGGAGTTCGACTCGTCTCCGGGCGAGGTGCCGGCGTTGTCGTACTACGACGGCACGACGCCGCGACCGCTGACGAACAGTGCCTACGATTATTTCCCAGGCTTGGTGACTCAGGAATCGACGGTCGCGGCGAAGGTGACGCAGAACTTCGCCACGTTCCCGTCATCGTGGTTCACGGCGCAGAACTGCGTGAACAACGGCTTGTACCTTGGGTGCCCTGCCCACAGCGTCAAGGTGCAAAAGGTCACGGTCGTTCAGGATCAAGAGGAGTTCGGCGGCAACGTGGTCGCGTTCTGGAAGGCCACGGCTGAACTGCACTACCGCCAGAGCGGCCACAACTTGCAGCTACCTGACGTGGGCTGGAATTTCCTCGGAGGCGGGCAGAAGCGGCGTGCGATGGTGTACGACTTCGAGAACTCGGAGTGGATCGCATCGCCGAATCCGGTTGGCCTGGACGGCTCGGGCGGTCTAACGCTTGGCGTGCCTGCGATACTCAATCGGCGAGTGAATCCCGAGGCGAACTTCGCGTCGATCTTCGGCACGCCGCCCTCGACCCCGCTGCCGGTGTAGTCATGGCAGACCTGACGCAGTTCGACGTTGGATCGGCTCGCCGCATTGCCAGCGTGGTGCGGGCGGTGGAGCAGGAGCCAAGGCGGGCGAAGCCGCTGGGGTTTGGGCCGGTGTTTGATGCCAAAAAGCAAAAAACCTTTCGAGTCTGCACCTTCAACGGCTCATGGCCCATCGGCTCCTCGAAGACGGTGACATTCAAGAACCAGACAACAACACCGAACACGGTGAGTGCCACGAATCTCTTCTGGCCGATCCCCGACGGCTCGCAGCGTGACTGCTCAATCGCCAGGGAAGGCACGGCGTGGTACCTGCTTGTGCCGCAACTATTCGCCGCCGAGGCAGCCACGGCTGCGACGCTCACGACTGCGGCGCTGGAGTTCAACACGCTGCCGGTGGTCGCGCTCGCCACGGCCAGTACGAATACGTTCTCCGTAATCCCGAAGACAATCACGCCGATCACTGGCGTGACGCTGGGCAGTGATAGCTTGTCGTTCACGCGCAACAGCGTTGGCGTCTTCTTTGAGTCGACTGCCGAGACGGTGGCGATCTCTGTCACCACCTGCTCAACGGCGGCCGTCTGATGGCACTCATCAACCAGGGCGGAAAGTTGCTGTTGCGAGACGGCAAGCTCGGCACCGGGCAGGCGTGTTGCTGCAACAAGTGCTCTGGCCCGTGCGACGGCGAGAACCCGTGCCCGCCTGGCTGCGTGTGCGTGGATGGGCAGTGCGTGGAGTGCGGAGTTGGCCTAGACGGCGTGTCTATTTCGCTTGACGGCGACCCGGACGCAGCCATGCAAGAAGGGACTGACGCAAGAGCCCCTAACGTCATAGTTAGTGCCAGCTATCCGGCATGGTTTGACGCTGGATGCGGAAGTTCGCCAACAGCCATCGGTGGCGCGCTGTATTTTTACAACTGTGGATACGTCATCCGACTAGTCACTTTCCAGAACTTTGTGTGTTTTAGCGGTGTATACATCACTGTTCCGACTGACGCCAACGGATTGCCTGCCGCGGGGAGTTACACATTTGCTGGAGGAGAAGCAGTTGGGTCCGACGACATTGATGTAAGAGACGTTATTTTTGGTAGTACATTTGCGTGCCGCGACAGCACTGGGCAGTGCGATTTCCCGTCAACATTTCCTACTATTACCATCACGCATGACAACCCATTCCCGTGATTTCCGGCCATCGCAAACTCTTTGACTCCCGCCTTCGCCAGCGTGGCTACACGCTTGACGAAGTGCGGCCGTGCATCGTCAGCCAGGACGGCGACCAGATCACGGTTGACGAGTCGCACCCGGCGTACCCGCGTGTGCCAAAGCCGGGGTTCAAAGCAAAGCCTCACGCACCGAAGCCAGACCTCACCCGCACCGACGCCCCCTCCTTCCTGACGAAGGTGAAGAACTTTGCCGTCGCCTCAGCCAAGCACGTCGCCGCCGGGATGCCGATGGCGAGCGACGAGGAGATTCTGCGGAGATGGACGATCTGCCAGGGGTGCGAGTTCCTGAAGAACGACGCCTGCTCGAAGTGCGGGTGTCCCGTGGCGAGGGACAGGAAGTTCGTGAGCAAATTAGCGTGGGCCGATCAGTCGTGCCCAGTGGGCAAGTGGGGGCCGGCGTCCGCTTGACGCCCGTGCCACAGTGACGGGCGAAAGGAATCGCCCGTGCCAGCCCCACGCAAGCCGCGACGCAAGCCGCTGTCTCGCAAGTCCGCACCGCCGCCCAGGCAGGTCTACACGGGGCTTGATGACGACGCGGCCGATGACGAGTGCGAGGGTGACTCGCTTGTGGAGTTTCTCAAGCGATCATCGCCGCCACAGGAGAAAAAGCGTGCCAAGAAAACCTAGCCTGCTCGAAGAGGTAAAGGCGGGACTCTCAACCCGTCGCGGCTTCGCATCGTGGTACGAATCTCTCAGCGAAGAGATGCGGGCCGAACTCGACGGCATCAAGGCCGAGTGGGCCGGCGGCTCGCTCACGGCCACGAAGACAACGCTGGCCCGTCGCTTGTCGGTTGTGCTGAAAGCTCGGGGCGTGGACATCGGCCACCAGGGAGTGCTGCGATGGCTCGAAAAAGCATAAGAGCAGAAGTGGCTGAGAGCGTCGCCCGCGACCAACTCGCCAAGGCTGCCGCCACCGCAACGCCCGACGCCGAGCAGGTGACGCAGAAACGCGACGGCGACGTGCTCGAAGCCCGCAGCACGTCGAAGCGAATCAAGACTG